CCTTAAGAACACTTTAGATTAATAAAATCAATATTGATCTATATTAACAATATAGGCAAATCAATGACAATAGACAACAAAGACTCAACACAGAGCTATGATGAACACTCAAAGAATGTTGTACCAGGAGTAACTTCTCTCTCTCCTTCCTCAACTGAGCCTGAGAAGAGAATTAGAACATATGCAAACAAAGCTAAACAACTAACACCTGTAGGCTCTAAACAGAAACGTAAGCGAGGCAGACCCTCTAAGAAAGAGATGGAGTATGTAGCTCTTAAGACAAAGAGAAAGAAAAGCTCTTTAGTATCTAAGAGAGAAGAAACAGCCAAGATCAGAGAACTGATGGCTAGAATGTTGATTACTAATGGTGATAGGGTTCTAAAGAAAACTATAGACATAGCTATGCAAGATGAACACCCTCATCAGATGGCAGCACTAAAGCTACTGATGGATAGAGCATTACCTGTATCTATATTTGAAAAGGATAAACAACTTAATAAAGGTGTAACAATTAACATATCTAATGTAGCAACAGAACCCCAACAAGTCACTATAGACTCTGTAGACTCTATAGAAACAGTAGAACAATAATGGAATTAGATATTGAGTTGTTAAAGTGGCAACAGAGTGTGTGGAATGACTCTACAAGGTTTAAGGTAGTAGCTGCTGGTAGAAGAACTGGTAAGTCCAGACTAGCTGCATATATGTTAATAGTTAATGCTTTACAGACTGAAAAGGGTCATGTGTGGTATATAGCCAACACTCAGGGGCAGGCAAGAGATGTTATGTGGTCTACCTTGCTAGAGATAGCACACCCTGTAATAGAATCCTCTCATATTAACAACTTACAGATTAAATTAATTAATGGTACTAAGATATCTCTAAAGGGTGCTGATAGACCAGAAACAATGCGAGGAGTATCACTTAAGTTTGTAGTATTAGACGAGTACGGCTCTATGAAGTCTGAAGTATGGGAAACTATTATCAGACCAGCTTTAGCTGACCAGAAAGGCTCTGCATTGTTTATAGGTACTCCTTTTGGTCGTAATCACTTCTATGACCTGTATAACTACGCTAACTCTGATAAAGATGAAGAGTTTAAAGCATGGCACTACAGTTCATTTGATAATGAGTTACTAGACCCTAAAGAGATAGAAGCAGCTAGAAAGTCTATGTCTAGCTTTGCATTTAGACAAGAGTTTATGGCTTCGTTTGAAGCAGCTAGTGGTGGTATATTTAAAGAAGAATGGATTAAGTTTGATAGAGATGAGCCTAAAGATGGCAGATACTTTATTGCTGTAGACTTAGCTGGTTTTGCTGATGTAGTTCATGCTAACACAGCTAGAAAGAAAAGGCTAGACCAAACAGCTATAGCGGTTGTTAAAGTAGACCAGAATAAATGGTGGGTTAAGTCTATTGAACATGGTAGATGGGGAACAAAAGAAACAGCACAAAAGATATTTCAAGCTGTATCAGACTATGAGCCAATATGTGTAGGTATTGAGAAAGGCTCATTAAAGAACGCTGTGTTACCTTACATATCAGATTTGATGAGAAAGTACAATAGATACTTTCGTATAGATGATGTTACTCATGGTAACAAGAAAAAGATTGATAGGATTACATGGGCTTTACAGGGTAGGTTAGAACATGGTAGACTCTATCTTAATAAAGGTAGTTGGAATATGGAGTTTTTAGACCAGTTGCTACAGTTTCCTAACCCACAAGTACATGATGATTTAGTAGATGCTTTGTCTTATATAGACCAAATACAAATACCAGAATATATGCAACACTATGAAGAAGAAGAGTTTGAACCACTAGATATAGTAGCAGGATACTAAAAAAATTATGGAAAATTTAATACAACAAACATACTCAGAATATCCAAATTTAGATAAATACTTAGACCCTAAAAATATTATATTTAATATTGGAAAAGAAAAAGATTATTTTTTAGAACAATGGGTAGCAGGAGAGCCTGGTAGTAAAGAGTCTCCTAGACCTAAAGAAATACCATTAGATGAGTCTGGTATTGAGGTATATAAAGAAAACACTAGACCAATAGATATTGTAGGAGATATTGTTTCTCATACTTTAGTAGAAACAGACCCTGATTTTAAAGCAGTATATGATAAATTTAAACAGTCTCTTCAACCTGGTCAAATAGAAAAACGATATCAAAAACATAAAGAATTTGGTGAAAAAAGACCATTTGAGGTGTGGTCTAAACGAACAGGCATACCTGAGTTATTTAGAGGTTATACATTTAATCAGTTTGGTAATGTTTCTTCTGAAGATTTAATAAATGAAGGTTTATACACACCGCAACAAATACAAATACTAAATGAAGCAAAACAATTAATAAAAAACAAGTTACAAACACAAGAAGTAGAAGAATTATTAAATAATCCTTTAATGCGTTCTAGTTTAGAAGAGGAATAGCAATATGTATAATGAAAGTTTTTCAGTAAACCCTTTAGTATCATGGGTGCTAGGTCAATGTGACCAATGGAGAGTAAACAGAGATACTAACTATCTTGACACATGGAAAGAGTATGAAAGGCTCTGGAGAGGCATATATGACTCTTCTGATCGCACCAGAGACTCTGAGAGGTCTCGTATCATTACTCCTGCTCTACAACAGGCTATAGAGGCTCATACAGCAGAAATAGAAGAAGCTGTGTTTGGCAGAGGTGAGAAGTTCTTTGATATCTCTGATGATAGAATGGACAATCAAAAACTTGATATAGAAGCTATCAGAAACCAAATGACAGAAGATTTTAAAAAGGGATATATTAGAAAATCTATATCAGATATAATATTGTTATCTGCTTTGTATGGTACAGGTATTGGTGAAATAACTGTATATGAAAAGAAAGAACTAAAACCAGCTATGCAACCTATCATAGAATCTGGTAATACTGCTGTTGGTGTAATAGAACAAGAAAGATTCTGTGTTGGTTTAAAACCAATTACACCATACAACTTCTTAATTGATCCTACAGCTTCTAATGTTCAAGAAGCTCTTGGTTGTGCTATAGAAGAGTTTGTATCACTACACTCTGTAACACAAGCTATGGAAGATGGTGTATATAATACTATTACAGATTTATCTTCTACTTCTGTTGATTCTGACTTAGAAGTATCTCAGGAAGTATCAGACTATGGAGGTAATAGAGTAAAGTTATTAAGGTACTATGGACTCATACCAAAGTATATGTTAGATAATCAAGATAATGAAGATAAGTACCAAGAGTTATTTAACAAGAAGTCAGATGAGTATGGTTCAGAAGCAGCAGACTACACAGACTTAGTAGAAGCAATAGTTGTTATAGCTAATGATGGTCATTTATTAAAAGCAGAAGAATCTCCATATATGATGAATGACAGACCTATAGTAGCTTTTCAAAGCGATACCATACCTAACAGGTTCTGGGGTCGTGGTATAGCTGAAAAAGGTTTTAATATGCAAAAAGCTATTGATGCACAAATAAGGGCACACTTAGATAGTGTAGCTTTATCTACTGTGCCTATGATGGCTATAGATGCTACTAGACTACCTAGAGGAGCTAAGTTTGAAGTTAAAGCTGGTAAAACAATACTTACTAACGGCAATCCAGCAGAAATACTACAACCATTTAAGTTTGGTAATACTGACCCATCTAACATAAATACTGCTAGTAGCTTTATGAATATGCTACTAATGGCTACCAGTACAGTAGATAGTGCTTCTTTACCTGCTATGACTACAGGTGAAGGACAAGGAATGTCAGTAGCTTTATCATCAATTATTAAAAAGAACAAAAGAACTTTAGTAAACTTTCAAGAACAATTTTTAATTCCTTTTGTTACTAAAGCTGCTCACAGGTTTATGCAGTTTGATCCTGAAAGATATCCTGCACAAGACTTTGTATTTATACCTTCTAGTAACTTAGGTATAATAGCAAGAGAACATGAACAGATGCAATTCCTTAATTTATTAAAAACATTAGGAGCAGAATCACCTATAGTTCCTTTGATACTGTCAGCAGTTATAGAAAACTCTGGTTTAAGTAACAGAGAAACACTTATAGCACAGTTACAACAAATGATGCAGCCTGATCCACAGCAAGCACAAGCTGAACAAGCAGCTATGCAAATGGAAATGCAGAAAACACAACTAGAATTAGCTGATTTACAGGCAGATATACAGCTAAAACAGGCTAAAACACAGTCTGAAGCAGTAGAAACACAGTTAAAACCTACAGAAATGCAAGCAAAAGTAGCTGCTAGTGCTTCTAAATACTTAGGAGAGGCTGATGATCCTACAAAAGAGTTTGAAAAGCGTATAAAACTAGCTAATGTTGCTTTAAAAGAAAAAGATATAGACACAAAAGCAAGAATAGCAGAATTACAGCTACAATCTTCAAGAAACACTTGACAAAACAGTAAAAGTGTGTTATAATACTTTCCATTATGGATAAAAAATTACAAAAGTATTATGATGATCGTTTTGATATGATGTTAAGTCAGGGTTGGAAAGACCTTGAAGAAGACTTAACAAAGATGTATAACGAGTATAAAGACATTAATAACTGTAAAGGTGTTGATGACTTTTACTTTCAAAAAGGTCAAGTAGATATGCTTAAATATATTTTAAATTTAAAAACAATGTCAGAAAAGGTGTATGAAGATATTAATAACGAAGAAGAATATACTAATACTTAAGTATGGCTAAAAGAATATTTGAATTTATTTGTACTAATAATCATCTGTTTGATAGATACATAGATGATGAACAATTTGCAGCATCTTGTCCACATTGTAATGCTAACGCTAAACGCATAATTAGTATTCCAAGAATAGATTTAGATGGTTGCTCTGGTGACTTTCCTACAGCATCTGATGCTTGGATAAAAAAAAGAGAGAGTCACATGAAGTATGAAAGAAAAATGGGTATTGGAGATGCTTATCGTAGTGAAGTCGAGGTATGATAAGTATTTAAGGGATAAGGAGACCCCCTGTTATGTAAGTGTCTTTCCTAAAATGTCTATATGACACAGGAGATATAATGGCTGAATTTGTAGAAGAAGTTAAGGAAGAAGAAACTAAAACAGAAGAAGAAGTTGTCCAAGAACAACCAAAAGTTGAAGAAGAGATACCAGAGAAGTATAAGGGAAAATCTTTATCAGAAATTGTTGGTATGCACCAGGCGGCTGAAAAGCTAATAGGTAGGCAGGGTTCAGAGTTAGGAGAACTACGCAGAGTTGCTGATTCTTATATCCATAACCAAGCTGAACAGACAAAGCAAACAGAACAAGAAAATAATGAAGATGATTTTTTTACTGACCCTAAAAAGGCTGTAGATAAAGCAATACAAAATCACCCTAAGATTAAGCAAGCAGAACAAGCTAGTTTAGAAATGCAAAGAGCTAAAGCATTATCAGCATTAAAAGAGAAACACTCTGATTTTGCTGATGTTGTTAAAGAGCAAGGATTTCAAGATTGGGTAAATAATTCTAAAGTTAGATCAGAGTTATTTGTTCGTGCTGATCGTAGATATGATTATGACGCTGCTGACGAGTTAATATCTTTATACAAAGATAGAAGAGAAACTGGCAAGAAAACAGCAGAGATGGAGAAACAATCTCGATCTCAAAGCGTTAAAACTGCTACTACAACTGTACCTAGTGGAAGTAATGAAGCACCATCTAAAAAGATTTTTAGGCGTTCTGATCTTATTCGACTGAATCAAACTGATCCTGACAAGTATGATTCTATGTGGTCTGAAATAGAATTAGCTTATAAAGAAGGAAGGGTCAGATAAATTACATTTTATAAAGGATATTTATCATGGGTCTAGGTACTAATCACGTTATTCAATCAGAAGTAAATACAGCAGGTTTTATACCTGAGGTTTGGTCTGATGAAATAGTCGCAGCATATAAGAAAAATCTTGTTGCTGCTAATTTAGTTAAAAAAATGAATATGAAGGGTAAGAAAGGTGATGTAGTTCACTTTCCTTCACCAGCTAGAGGAGCAGCCAGTACTAAAGCTGCTGAAACTGAAGTAACTCTTATTCAAGAATCTGGTTCAGAAATTACTGTTACCATTGGTTCTCATTATGAATATAGTAGATTGATTGATGATTTTGCTGAAGTACAGGCATTAAACTCATTAAGACGTTTCTATACTGATGATGCTGGTTATTCATTAGCTACAAGAATCGACACAGACGTTTTAGCTTTAGGTGCTTCTGCGCAAGGTGGTGCTGCTAACACAGCTTACACTAAAGGCTATATTGGTGGAGATGGTTCTACACTTTATGTAGCTGGTTCAAATAACGAGTCAGCTATTACAGATGCAGGTTTTAGAAGAGCTATTCAGCGTCTTGATGATGCTGATGTTCCAATGGAAAATCGTAGCTTTGTTATACCACCTGTAGCTCGTAATACAATGATGGGTCTTTCAAGATTTACAGAGCAAGCCTTTACAGGCGAGTCTGGAAATGCTAACACAATTAGAAATGGTCAGATTGGTGACATATATGGAGTTAAAGTATATGTTTCTACTAATGCTGCTACTACTTCTGGTTCTGGTGGTGCAAGGGCTTCGTTACTTTTCCACCCTGAGTGGGCTGTATTGATTGAGCAATTATCTTTAAGAGTGCAAACACAATATAAGCAAGAGTACTTAGGTACTTTACTAACTGCTGATACCCTTTATGGTGTTGGTGAGTTGCGTGATAGCTCTGCTGTTGCGTTAATTGTACCTGCTTAATTAACTATAAGGGTTGGCTTTAATTAGTCAACCCTACTTTTTATCTTAAGGAAAAACAATGGCTACAAAAGTACAAAGAGGACAGCATAGGCAGTTTCAAAATGCTTTTACAGACACATGGGCTGTATCAGATAGTTTTAATTTTGGAAGTGTTGGTGACGGAAACGAAGAAGTTACGGCTGTTACAGTTTCTGGAGTAAACTTAGGTGATATGGTATTAGGAGTTGCTACAAATAGCTCTGCATTAGATACTAATTTAGTTGCTAGTATTACTGGAGCAAATACATTAGAGTTTATGATAGAAAATAACACAGGCGGTGCTATTGATTTAGCAACAGCTACTTATAGTTGCTTTATAGGTAGACCTAACTTTTAATATAACCCACCTAGTGTGGGTTTTACTTTATAAGGGTTATCATGGCTTTTTTTAGAGGCACAGGAGGTGCTGATACTGCTACATTTGAGCAACTGCCTTTAGCTGTTAGCGAAGGCGGTACAAGTGCTACTACTGTTGCTTCTGCTAGGTCTGTTTTATTACCATCATATGCAGGAGCTAATTTTGTATTAACAGTTAATGCAGATGCTACTGATGTTACGTTTGCAACTGCCGCTGGTGTTGATAGTGTTTCTCTTAGCGAAGCAACAGCAAACTTTACAGGAGTATTACAGAATGGCGGTAGTAATGTGGTGGTCGATACAGATATCGGTTCAACTGTGCAAGCACACGATGCTGATACAGCCAAGTTGGATACTACTGCAAACTTTACAGTCTTATTACAACAAAGTGCTAGTAATGTATTAAAAGCATCTGATTTAGGAGTATCAGTACAAGCATATGACGCAGATACAGCAAAACTAGACGCAGCAACTGCTAACTTTACAGGAGTATTACAAGATGGCGGTATAAACGTCTTAACAACAGCCAGCACCATTGAAGGGGGTACATATTAATGGCTACTATATTAACAAAAAAGAAAGACAGTTCTGGAATACCAGCAACTGCTGATTTAACAAATTCTACTGGTGGTGCTGAACTAGCTATTAATACTGCTGATAAAAGACTATACACTAAAAATAGCAGTAATGTTATTGTAGAAGTAGGAGTTAATCCTGCTACTTTAGATGTAGTAGGTAATGCTTCAGTTGGTGGCACTTTATTAGTAGAAGAAACTTTTACTTTTGCTACTGCTAATAGTACAGGAACATTATTAGTCTCAGGCGGAGTATCTGACTCTGATGGTAGTTTAAGAGATGTTCCTCAATCTAGAACAGTAGATAATAGTGCTAATTTAGCAACTACTGATTTAGGTAATTTTGTTTTAGCAATTTCAGCAGGTGTAACAATGACTATACCTGCTAGTACTTTTGATAGTGGAGATATATTATCTATTATTGCTAGAGGTGCTTCAGCACAAATTAGTGCAGCTATAGGAGGCATGATTGTAGCTGGAAATGCTAGTGCTACAGCAGTAGCAACTATAGCAGATAATGGAGTAGCTAGTTTAATCTTTACTTCCGCTGCTGGTTGTTTTGTTACAGGAAATGTGAGTTAAATTATGACAGGAATACATCAACTCTTAATGACAAATTTTTCTATTTCTACAGGAGGCGGTGGCGTACCAACTTCTATTGAACTATTTGTTTTAGCAGGTGGTGCTGCTGGCGGAGGTGGAACACACGGAGGCGGCGGTGGAGCAGGCGGATTAAGAATGTTTACTGCTGCTGCTACTTTGACATTAACTGCTGACACAACTTATTCTATTGGTGTTGGTGGTGGTGGGGCACAAACAAATAATTTTGCTGGCGGTAATGTTGGGTCTAATTCTTTTTTCTCTTCAACAGGAGTTAATGTTGTAGCTTCTTTTGGAGGTGCTGGGGGTTGTTCTGGTGGTACAGGTACAAATGCTCCTGCTGCTTCTTTAGGAGGTGCTGGTGGTTCTGGCGGAGGCGGACCTGCTGATAGTAATGATGCTGGTGGTGCTGGAAATGCAGGAGGAAATTTAAACGGAATACCAGAAGGATTTGATGGCGGTGATGGACTTGATGGAACTGCGATACATACTACTTGCGGTGGTGGAGGTGGTGCTGGAGCAGCAGGTCAAGATGGTCAAAACCCTGGATCAACAAAAGTAGGTGGTGCAGGTGGTGCAGGTAAAACAGAAACAATAACTGGTCAAAGCCTAGAAATTGGTGGTGGTGGTGGTGGTGCTACTGATGCACTTAATCATTCACAAGCAGGATCATTAGGAGGTGCAGGCACTCATGGTGGTGGTCGTGGTGGGTGTGGTTTAGGTAATCATGCTAGTAAAGCTGCTGTACATGATCCTACTGCTGGAACAGCAAATACAGGAGGTGGTGGTGGCGGCGCAACAAGTGCAGCTTTTACGGATTCATTAGATGGTAAAGGTATGGCAGGTGGTTCTGGATTAATAGGAATTGCTTATCCAAGTAGTTTTGCTGACATTACTTCTATTGGTGCAGGTTTGACTGTTGATAAGTCAGCAGATACTACTTTACGAACAGGTTACAAAGTTTATACGTTTACTGCTGGTAGTGGCGATATAGAATTTTAAGGAGAAGCAAAGTTGGCACATTATGCAATTTTAGATTCTAACAATGTTGTTATTCATGTAACAACTGGAAAAGATGAAAATAATACCGATTATGAACGAGATGGTAAATCATCTTGGGAAGAATGGTATCGTAATTATTTTAATGCTTCAGATTGTAAAAGAACAAGCTACAACACTAATGCTAATATACATAGTTTAGGTGGTACACCTTTTCGTAAAAATTATGCAGGTAAAGGCTACACTTATGATTCTAGTAGAGATGCTTTTATTCCTTTAAAACCATTTGCAAGTTGGGTTTTAAATGAAACTACTTGTATTTGGGAAGCACCTGTTACATATCCAACAGATGGTAAAAATTACACTTGGGATGAGGATACAACTTCGTGGGTAGAAGTTACAGGTTATGGCGAATGAACACACAAACTTCTAACAAAATTACAAAGGCTTTAAAACAACTTATAAAGAATATAAACTATGCACGAAGAAATAAAACCATTATTTGATATAGCTTCTATAATAACTGTTATAGGTTCTTTAGCTGAAGTGTTGCCACCATTAGCAGCTTTAGCTACTTTAATATGGTCTATGATTAGAATATACGAAACTAAAACTGTTCAAAATATTATTAACAAAACTAAGGAGAAATAATATGCCAATGGGAAAAGGAACATACGGATCAAAAATGGGCAGACCACCTAAAAAAGAAATGAAGAAAACAAAGCCTAAGAATAAACCAATGAAGAAAATGATGATGCCTAAACGTATATCAAGAGGCAGATAAATGGCTAAGAATATGCCACATTATTTTAAAGATGGTAAAGAACATAAAGGCAATATGCACAAAATGTCTGATGGTGCTTTACACTCAGGAAAAACTCATACAAAAAATAGTAAAAGGCTTTATCATTTTAATGAGTTATCTAAAACAGCAAAAACAAAGGTTAAAAGTGGTAACAAAAAAGTTTAGTAAATCACCTACTCCTACTAATAAAGCATTATATAGTAGAGTAAAATCAGAGGCAAAGCGTAAGTTTGATGTTTACCCATCAGCTTATGCTAATGCTTGGTTAGTTAAAACATACAAAAAAAGAGGTGGGGGTTACGCATAGTGTCTCTTAAAGAATGGTTTGGTAAAGGAGCTAAAGGAGATTGGGTAGATATTGGTGCATCTAAAAAAGATGGGAAGTTTCAACCATGTGGTAGAAAGTCTACAAAAAATAGTAAAAGAGCTTATCCAAAATGTGTACCAAGAAGTAAAGCAAACACTATGACTAAAGCACAAAGAGAGTCTGCTGTAAGAAGAAAAAGAGCAGCAGGTAATACTGGCGGTAAGCCTACTAATGTAAAAACATTTGCAAGGAAGAAAAATGGTACAAAAAAAGTATCAAAATCCTAAAGGCGGATTAAATCAAAAAGGCAGAGATTTTTTTAAACGTACTACAGGTTCTAATTTAAAACCACCTGTATCAGCAAAAGCAGCTAGTAAGTCTCCTAAAAAAGCTGCTAGGCGTAAATCATTCTGTGCTAGAATGGGTGGTGTCAAAGGAGCAATGAAAGACAGTAAAGGCAGACCAACCAGAAAAGCACTAGCACTACGAAAATGGGATTGTTAAATGTCACTCACAACTACATATTTAGATTTAGTAAATGATGTTCTAGTGCGTCTAAGAGAAGCACAAGTAGCTTCTGTATCTCAAAATACTTACTCAGCTTTAATAGGTAAATTAGTTAATGATGCTAAAAGAGAAGTAGAAGATTCATGGAACTGGGATACTTTAAGAAACACAATATCATTTACAACACAACAAGGCACGTTTAATTATAATTTATCTAACGCTGGTAATAAGTTTAGAGTTATTGCTGCTCATAATGATACTGATGATATATTTTTACAATATAGACCAACTAGATACTTTATTCAACAACTGTTATTAACACAATCACCTCAACAAGGTGCACCTGTATATTATAACCATAATGGTGTTTCTTCTGGTAGAGATGGTCAAATAGATTTATTACCTATACCAGATTCTGATTATGTTATTCATTTTGATTTAGTAATTACAGAAGATGAGTTATCAGAAGATACTGATACTACAGCATTACAAAAAAATGTAATTACGTCTTTAGCATGGGCTAAAGCAATAGAAGAACGTGGTGAAGATGGAGGTATTAGCGTATCAAGTCAGTATGGTGTTGCTAATAAAGCACTGGCAGATGCTGTTGCTATTGAAGCAGCAAGGAGACCTGATGAAGAAACTGTGTGGTATCCTTCATAATGCCTAACAAACCTATACAAGCTGTTTCATTAACATCACCAGGATTCTTTGGTAATAACACACAAGACTCTGGTGTTACACTAGATCAGTCTTTTTCATTAGAAGGAGACAATGCTGTAATTGACAAGTCTGGTAGAATGGCATCTAGGAAAGGTTGGGAATATAACACTACTGCTGGTGGTACATCATCATTACCAGAAATGATGTTTGAGTTTGATATGACTAGTGCTACTAATTCTTTTAGTATTATAAGTGCTGGTAATAATAAATTGTTTGTTGGTGAAACAACAATGACACAACAATCT